ATTCTCAACATAATCCGTTTGGCGGACATCCATTTGGTGACATCTTTAATCAAATGCATCAACAACGCAGGCAACCACAAAATAGAGATATAAGAATTAATCTTGTTGTAGAGTTTGAAGATGCATTCCACGGCAAGATTGTAACAGCATCTTACCAGATGGCAAACGGGAAAACAGAATTTATAAATGTACAAGTACCAGTTGGAGCAAATGACGGAGATACAGTACGTTATAAAGGACTAGGCGATAACACAGATCCTAGATTTGGCAGGGGCGACCTTTACATTAAGATACGTGTAAGATTGCCTGTGGGTTGGCAAAGACAAGGTAACGATCTTGTTACTAAAAAGTTTGTAAATGTATTTGACATTATGCTAGGATGTGTTATACTAATAGAAACTCCCGATAAAAAGAGTTTAAATTTGAATATACCTAAAGGCACAAAATCAGGCACAACATTGGCAATGCGTGGATATGGAATGAGCGATGTTAGAACAGGCAGGAAAGGTTCTATATTAGTTCATATCGAAGCACAGATACCAAGGATCAACGATCCAGATGTTATAGCAAAGACACTGGAATTAAAGCATTTAATAGAGGATAAAAAGAATGGTTGAACCATCTCAGGAACTACAATTAGTATTCGATAAAGCTATTAAGGATGCAAAAAAACTAAAACACGAGTATGTTACATTAGAGCATTTACTCTATGCAATGCTATGTGAAGAAGCATTTGTAAACTTAATGACCGAATACGGTGCTGATGTTGCTTACATAAAATCTAATTTAGAGCATCATTTAAAAAACAATAATGATATCAAAACAGATCAGAAAAAGTTCAAGCCCAAAAAAACACACACAGTAGAGCGTTGCTTAAACAGAGCATTCACTCAAGTATTATTTAACGGACGTACACACATTGAATTACGTGATGTACTACTATCTATGCTTAACGAAAAGAAATCAGTATGTGTATATTGGTTGAACGAAGGCAATGTAAACAAAGCCAAGTTTGCTGAATTTGTTGCTGAAGAATTAGACAGCGTCGAAATGGTAGATGAAGAAAACTCAGGCGATGCAAAGAAAGCACTAAAGAGTTTTACAACTAATCTAAATGACGAAGTTAAAAAAGGAAAAGTTGATCCTATTATTGGTCGCAATGATGAGCTTGAAAGTTTAGCACTTGCTCTAGGACGTAGAGCAAAGAATAATGTGCTTATGGTAGGTGATCCAGGTGTTGGTAAAACTGCCATTGCAGAAGGACTTGCATATAACATTATGAACGATCAAGTACCAGACTTCTTGAAAGAGTTTAAAGTTTATAGTTTAGACATTGGTGCTATGTTAGCAGGATCGAAGTACAGAGGTGACTTTGAAGAACGCTTTAAACTTGTGCTTAAAGGTCTTACTAAGCAAGGCAAAACAATTATGTTCATCGACGAAGCACATATGATTAACGGTGCTGGCGCAGGTGGACAAGGCAATGCAAACGATTTGGCAAACTTACTAAAGCCAGCATTGTCAAAAGGCGATTTAAAAGTTGTTGCGTCAACTACTTGGGATGAATACAGGAAGTACTTTGAAAAGGATCGTGCTCTTATGCGTCGATTCCAAAGAGTAACAGTTGACGAGCCTACACCAGAAGTAACAAAAGATATTCTACGTGGCATTAAAAAGTATTATGAAGACTATCATAACACAGAAATTACAGAAGAAGCAATTGAAGCAGCAGTTAAGCTTAGTGTAAAATATCAGAGTGATAAGAAATTGCCTGATAAAGCAATTGACTTGATCGATGTAGCCTGTTCAAGATTTAAAGTAAAAAATCAAAAAGATAATAAAATTGTAGACGGAAACGCAATACAGTTTGAACTATCTAAAATGATTAAGGTTCCAGCTGAATCAGTAGCAGAACGTGAAACAGAAAATCTTGCCAAGCTTGACGAAAACATGAAGAAAGTTGTCTACGGACAAGACAGTGCAATTGATGCTATTGTTGATAAAATCTTTGTTAGTCAAGCAGGACTTAAACCAGACGATAAGCCAATTGGTTCGTTTGTGTTTATGGGTCCAACTGGTACAGGTAAAACAGAAACTGCTAAACAACTTGCAGCAAATTTAGGTGTTAAATTAGTACGATTTGATATGAGTGAATATCAAGAGAAGCATAGTGTATCAAAACTTATTGGGTCACCTCCGGGCTACGTAGGTCACGAAGATAATAACGGACAACTTATTGACAAACTACAAGAGAATCCAAATTGTGTGTTGCTGCTAGATGAAATTGAAAAAGCTCATCCAGACATATCACAGATATTGCTGCAAATTATGGACAACGGTATTATTACAGGATCAAATGGTAAAGAAGCAGATGCACGTAATAGTATTGTAATACTTACAACTAACTTAGGTGCTAAAGAGTCTGAGAAAAATGCAATTGGATTTGGTGTTGATCAAGACGATACTAGTTACAGTGAAAAAGAAATGAAAAAGTTCTTTGCGCCAGAATTTAGAAACAGACTTGATGCTACTATTACGTTTGGTAAACTATCAAAAGAAGTAATGATGAAAATTGTTGGTAAGTTTCTTGTTGAGCTTAAAACTATGGTCAAAGACAAGGACATTACGATTACTGTGTCTGATGATAGTTTAGATTATCTAGTTGATAAAGGCTTTGATCCTAAAATGGGTGCAAGACCTTTACAGCGTGTAATTGACAAAGACATTAAGCGTCAACTTTCTAAAGAAATACTATTTGGTAATCTGAAGCAAGGCGGAACTGTACATGTCGATGTTAAAGATGACGTCATTGTATTAGAGTGTGAAGCAAAAGTGCATGAAGTTACCGAAGCGTAATCTAACTACAAAGTTACACTACCGTAAATATCTTTATAAGGTAAATTTATACACGGAGTTAGGCTTTATATTTAGAGCAGAGTTTGATCGCGGTGTAAGGTTAAGTTATGCCGCGGCCAAACTAGACGAAATACGGACAACACTTAAAGATCGAGGCGAATATCTACTTTTAAGGTTTCGAACTGCCTTTGCTTTATCCGAAGTGCAGTTTAGAGAAGCTGAAAAATTATACGATCTACTTATAGACAGTGACGACTATAAGATAAGAATTGAACGTGGGTATAATCTATGGATATACTCTAATACTAAATCACTTATAGATGACATTATTAAAGTAAGCCCTGATACAGTAATTTCTTATTGGGATGTAGAAGATGATATTGCTAAATTCTTATCTAACAATACTAACACGGTAATTGTAGATAAACCTACTGACTACGAGTATAAAGTGTATCTAACACAGGGATCAAATGGTCCGGCAATTGCCCGTTGGTTAGAGAATAATACTGATAAAAGTAAAGTCGGTGAAAAAACTCTTAATGATTTAAAAAATAATTGGATCTATGGACAGTATTGCTATGTTAAAGATAGTAAAGTTTTATTGATGTATCAACTAGTAGCTGGTGGAGGCAATCCTCGTGTTGAGAAACTAGTTTACAGTGGTGATATTGATAAATATAATTATGGCACAGAGTGAAAACATTTTAACAACAATTACACACGTCGGCGATAGTAATACACAAACGCATACAGGTGATAAATTTAAGGGCGACGGTTACTACGGACGTAGTGATGGTCTTCATACTATACAAATCAATCTTAATGACTTTATTGGTACAATTGCTATGGAAGGCACCTTAGCATCAACACCATCTGAAGATGATTGGTTTACAATACCTCTAGGTACAGGTAATACATCAATGGATACAACTGGACTTATTGGTGAAGCAACAGTATCTGGTATTACACATTCAACTGGTAACAGTACATCGAGTACAAAGAATTTTACAGGTAATTATGTTTGGATACGTGCCAAGATAACAAATTGGACTGCTGGTTCGATTACAAATATCAAGCTAAATCATTGAGGGCAGACATATGGCAAAGCAGATAATCAATTTAGGAACTGGTGAACTTACAGGTGACGGCGAAACTATTCGTTCAGCATTTGATAAGGTTAACGACAACTTTAACGAACTATATGCAGGCGGCGGAAGTGGCGGTGCTACTGTACTAACTGACCTTGGCATAACTGAAGGCACTGACGGGCAAGTTTTAAAAACAGACGGCGCTGGTACATACGCATTTGTGAATGTTGGTGATTTAATTGCTGACTACGGTGGAATAAGTGTAAGTCCAGAAGACTTTGCAGATGATATATCAACAGTAAATATTAGCGACCTAGCAAATGTAAATGCTCCTAGTCCTAGTGTAGGTGAAGTTCTTAAATGGAACGGTACTGCTTGGACTGCACAAGCAGATACAGTCGGAACTGAAACTATTACTCTTACTACACTTAAAGCAGAAGCAGCAGCAAGTACAAGTTTTGCTGATTTCCAATCAAGAATTGCTGCATTATAAAACCGATAAATACTGAAAAGGAAAACCCATGGAACAATTTGTAACAGTAGTAATGGAAAAGCAAGACAAGGCAAAACTTGACGAATCAGTATTTCCAGTATACGAAACGTTTAATACTGAGCAAGAAACAACAGTAATGCGAATTCCACTGAACAAAGATCTTTCAGAAGATGAAGCAAACGGTTATGCAGAACATCTTGCTAATTATCTGTTTGCAGAAGGTTATGATGATTTTGATATTGTAATAGGTGAAGATGACATCGACGAAGAAACATACGACGATGATAACGAGTTTTTTGAACAGTACGGTGTTATGTGGTTTAACGAAGATGACGCAGTAGACGAAGCAGAGTATCAAGGACGTTCAGTTAAACTAGGTAAGCCTATGGCAGGTGATACTAAGAAGTTTAAAGTATATGTAAAGAATCCAAAGGGCAACGTTGTTAAAGTAAACTTTGGACAAAAGGGTGCAAAGATTAAAAAGTCTAATCCTGAGCGTAGACGTAGTTTCCGTGCAAGACACAACTGCGATAATCCTGGACCAAGGCATAAAGCAAGATATTGGAGTTGCAGAAAATGGTAAAAATAAACGAATTTTATGATCAACCAATTGATGATAGTCTGCCATATAATGTAGTCGACGATGTGTGCATTTTTATGCGTAATGATCCTATGTTTTATCGTAAATCATTCTTTCCTGCTATTAAGCGTATGCAAGAATGTAGTATGAGTGAAACAGAGTACGACAAAATTAAAGAATTAGGTCCTATGATAGATAAGGCTGCTAGACTATATTGTTCTAAGTTTAAAGTTGGAAAAAGACCAGAAGAGCTCTTGACAAAAGAAGACAAATATTCTTTAATACAAAAAGTATATGCAGAAGAAATGACAGAAATACGCAAGGGTACATATAAATGAGATTTAGCGAATTCAAGATCTTAACCGAAGCGGCTAAGGTGGGTAGAGAATACCAACACCTAGAAGATCTTGTGTTCGTAGATGGCAGTGCAGGCGCAACAAAGGCTGTGCATATTCTAAACAAACTAGGACACGATAGCAAAGACATTGCAATCAAGTGGGATGGCTATCCTACTATGTACTGGGGCAGAGATAATAACGGTGAATTTGTTCTTGTAGGTAAGAACGGTTGGATGAAGGGTAACATCAGTAAGAGTGCCAAAGAGCTGTATAGTTTTATTACTAGCACAGGCAAAGGCGAAGAGTGGCGTGACCGCTTTGCTAAAGAAATGGCAACTATCTTTAACATAATGGAACAAAGCACTCCGGCATCGTTTAGAGGATATGTATACGGGGATTTACTATATCACCCTGGTAAACCTTTTGAGACATCAGATGCAGGTATTACATTTACTCCTAATCAAGTTACTTACACAGTTGATCCTAATTCAGAGTTAGGCAAGCGTATGAGCAATACAACTGTAGGTGTAGTTGTA